ATGCAGTGCTGGATCCGGCACTGGCTGGCCGCCTGGCTGCTGCGGCCCGGCCGGTGCCGGCGGCGCCGAACCCGTTACTCGACCTTCTCATGAACGGGGTACGGGTCGGGCCAGCGGCGATTTCGGTGTCCCGGGAGCGGTGAAAACAGGATCCGCTTGATCCGGCCGTTCGGGATAACGCGATAGAGGAAGCGGGTAATCATCGCCACGATCAGAAAGAAGAACACCGCGATGAACGGTTTCAGAAAAATCGACCAGAACAAGAGCATTTGAGTCCCCTCCATATCCCTCCCTCGCGGAGGGATTTTCGATTATACGCCCATGCAAATTCCATTCGTCGGTGGTGCCTACCTGTCCCGGTCGTTGAACCTGGACGCGCAGCGCTGCGTCAACTTTTATGTCGCGCTCGGCGAGTCGGGCACGGCAAAAGCCAAGCTTGCACTGTTTGGCACGCCTGGTCTGCGCTTTCTGGAGACGGCCGAAGGGGGTGGCATCCGCGCCGAGTATCCGCCGACGGTCGGTGACGCGATCGTGGTGTGCGGCTATAACGTGTACCGGCTCGATGCCGCCATCACGCTGACCCTGGTCGGCACCATTGATTCGCTGAATACCCCAGTGTCGATCGCCGACAACGGAACCACCGCGATCCTCGTAACCGGCCCGGCCGGCTGGACACTGAACCTTGCCACCAACGAGTTGACGCAGATTACCGACCCGGCATTTCTTGGCGCAACCCATGTCCGCTATAACAAGGGGCGCTTCGTCTTCAATCGCCCGGGGACAAACCAGTTTTACACCACACTGGCAGGTGAAATCGCGTTCGATCCATTGGACTTCGCGAGTGCTGAAAGCAATGCTGAACCGATCATTTCCCCAATCATCAACCACGAAGAGCTGGTGCTGTTTAAACGCACGGTCACCGAGGTTTGGCGCGATGTTGGCGCGCCGGACTTCCCTTACAGCCGGGATGGCAATGCGTCTATCGAACAGGGATGTGCCGCTGCCTATTCGGTCGCCGCGTTGGATAACACGGTGTACTGGCTGGGAGCCGACCAAAATGGCCACGGCATCGTGTGGCGGTTGGAGGGTTACACGCCGCGCCGTGTGTCGAGCGAAGGCATGGAAAAAGCGATCCAGGAATATACCGACATCAGTGACGCCGTGGCATATGCATACCAACAGGATGGCCGTACTTTCTATGCGCTGAATTTCCCAACCGGGAACAACACCTGGGTTTATGACGCCGCAATGCAACTGTGGCACGAGCGCCAGTACCTGAACCCCGCAACCGGCAATTTCGAACGGCACCGCGCTTGCTGCCATATGCATTGGGCCGGCCTGCACATTGTGGGAGATTGGGAAAACGGGAACTTGTACGCACTCGACCCGAATTATTACAGCGACAACGGAGACCCGCTGGTCTCGCTGCGGTCCTGCGCGCATGTGACGGACCAAGATTATAAGAACATCCGGATCGATTCTATCCAGGTCGACATCGAAGCCGGCGTGGGGCTGGAGAGCGGACAGGGTAGCGACCCGCTGATGATGATGCGCTGGTCGAAAGACGGTGGCCACACCTGGTCGCCGCTGCGCACCATGTCGATGGGCGAGATCGGGCGCTATGCGCGGCGGGCGCGTCTAACCAGACTGGGTAAGGCTCGCGACTGGGTATTTGAAATTTCAATTTCCGACCCGGTTAAGCGCGTCGTGCTGGGCGCTGCCATCGACGCGAAGGTACTGCTGCGATGAGCCTGAATTTCTTTCCGGCCAGGATTCCAATTGGTCGTGCTGTGCTTCCTGATGGGACGGAAGTGGCAGTGACTGCAACAGCGGAATACTGGCGCGCTATGGCTGCGATGTTTGAGCGTGTAGGTGGTGCGAATGGCACGAGCATCACAGACTTTGAGATCCTCGCAGCATTCGGCCAGTTATCTGCCGCCGGGGACTCTGCGGGTCATACAGTTGGTGTTCAGGATGCTTTTCAGCTTCCACCCGTACAAGTGGAACCTCCTCCGCAGTTCGATCAGCCAGATTTGTCAGCGCGCGTGGCTGAACTTGAGAAGCGCCTGGCTGAATCGGAACTGAAGCTGGCAATTGCAGGTGATCAGGTTGCGATGGCAGCTGAACTCCTGAATCGCGTTGAAGACTTGGCAAGACTGATTTCCTTGGAAGAGCTGCCGCAGGTAGAAATCGAATTGCGGAAGACTGTAATGGCGTTGGAGATTCAGGCAGCGTTTGCGCCACCGACCACCGACTGGGAGCACCCGGGAAGTATCGGTGCAAAAACTGCAAATTCAGGGGCGTTTACGTCGCTCAGCGCAAGCGACCAGATCACGTCGACGGTGAGCATCGGTACGGCTCCCTTTGTTGTGGCGAGCACGACAAAAGTCAGCAACCTGAACGCCGACATGCTGGATGGAACCGACTGGACCGCGCCAGGGACTATCGGCGGAGTAACGCCCGGCAGCGCTACATTCACGACGGCCAACACGACTGGCAATCTCGGCGCAGGGTTGACGGCATCATTCCGTTTACATGTGCGGCGCGGGTCCTCTGGCGTTTCCTCGGTGTTCGAAGGAACTAATGGGAATTACCAGGTTTATATCGAGCATGATGAAACAAACAATATTCAATATCTTGGATCGTCGGGTAGCGGCGCCCGCCCGCTAGGTTTCAAGGTCGGTAACTCGGAAGCAGCCCGAATTACAACGAACGGGGTTCTATTGGTTGGAACGACGACGGAAGGTTCCGTAAATGCCGGGTCTCTTGTCGCTGCCGCTGATCTTGCCCATAGGGGAACGAGAATCGGATATTTCAGTGCGGCCATGTCAACAAAACTTACCGTCACTGGATCGCGAGGGGGCAATGCGGCCCTCGCGAGTTTACTCACTCAATTAGCCACATATGGACTAATAACCGACAGTTCCAGCGCATAGAAGCGTTACTGAATCACATAAGCCACCTTTTAGGTGGCTTTTTTTATTTGAGAGTTAAAAATGACAACGTCGCTTTACATTATGGACCCATCATTAATGACGGGTAGCGCTTCCAACATGGGAACTGCTGTCCCAGCGAATACTAAGCGGATTATTCGTAGCGCGGTCCTTTATAACGGAACTGTCGCGCCAGTTGTGTGCGAAATTCACTGTATTCCGTCAGGCGGAACGGCGAGCGATACGAACCGGGTTATTCACCGCACGCTTGCAGTAGAAGAAACCTATACCTGCCCTGAACTGGTTAATAAGGGCATGAATGCTGCTGGGTTTGTGCAGGGTTTAGGTTTGGACGTTTCGTTCAGCTATACCGCCACCGACATCACCAACGCGTGAGGGCATCATGAGTACTGCACTGATGCCGAATGGCCGGAACAAATATTTTGATTCAAATGGCCGGACGCTGGCCTTTGGTCTCGTCTATACGTATGCCGCTGGAACGAGTACCCCGAAAGCCGCATATACCGATTCCGCTGGGCTGGTTCCCCATACAAATCCAATCCAACTGGATGCAAAAGGAGAGGCAACTATTTATTGGAACGGCGCGTATAAGGTCGATGTCAAAAGCGCCTATGGAATAAGCATCACTGGTTTTCCATTGGATAATTTCGTTTCGACCAACTCTTATGCGGACGGAATTCTGTCAACATTTGTGACGTCGCTGCTATCCAGTGCGGGGGCTGCGTTGGTTGGATGGATTCAATCCGGTGCGGGCGCCATATATCGGTATATTCGCGACAAGTTGCGTGAGTCGGTCAGTGTCAGTGACTTCGGAAGTAATCAGGCTGCGTTGGTAGCGGCCCTGACATCCAGTGCGACCGAAGTTTTAATTCCACGCGGAGTAGTTATTACACTTACCTCCACTCTCACTGTCCCCGATGGCAAGAAAATACGGTTCCAAGGCGGGACTAGCGTCGCAGGGACACCTGACTCGTACTTCTTGAAATCGGCCTCACTGAACGGTACTGCTGTGGTACTTGGGGCGAATAGCGAATTTCAAGGGGGCGGTATTGTTGCTGAGGCGGGTAATGGCGGTGATGGATTTCAACTCTTGGGGAACTCTTCGAAACTAATAAAATCATTCAGTATTGGCAATGATGGTGATGGCGTTCGCATTGGAAGCAAATCAACTAGCAGCGGGAATAGCAACTCGTTTCTTGTTGAGGAGGTATTTTCACAAAACAATGGCGGTCGCGGGTTTTATGTTCACCATTCCACTACGGCGGAGGGACCAGACGCTAACGCGGGTGTTCTTCGTAAATGTTTCGCAACTGGCAATGCCAGTGACGGTATTAAGCTGGGGCACTGCTTTTGGGTGACTGTTGAAAACTGTCTCACTGAAGTAAATGGTGGGTGGGGCCTGGACATTTCCAGTACTGTTAATGGTGGAGCAGCTGAGTCCAGATACCATACAATCATTGGCGGCGATTTTAATGAAGGCAACACCGCCGGAACCGGTCGGATCGCTGGCTACGCGTGTAGCGTATATCACCCGGACCAAAATCAACTATTCACTATTAGCGGGACATTCTGTAATTGGTTTGGTTCATCAATCAGCACAATCCAGTCTATTGACCTGTTGCGTGGGTTTGTGAAATTTCCGGCCGTGCAAAACCCAATCGACGACAGATATGCGTTCGACGACTACCGCGAAATTAACGCGGCCACTTCTTTCCTTCCAGTTGTAGCCGGCTCTCCAACAGCAGGAACAGCTACTTATTCGAAACAGGCAGGCCGCATTACAAAGCTTGGCCGTTTGGTGCAGTGTGAAGTGGAAGTGGTTTGGACTGGAGGGACCGGCGCTGGAATTCTACGCGTCGGGAATCTTCCGTACTCCTGCAACTCCGAGTTAAATGTTCCGGTTACTATCGGGCAAATCAATGTCCCACTGACTGCTGGTTATGTTGCAACTGCATACGTGGATATCGCATCAAACTACATTACCATTAGCCAATACCCAGTTGGCGGGGGCGCACCGGCAAATGTCCCGTATTCTGCTGCGGGCACACTCGTACTTAATTTTTCTTACTCAATTGACGGCTGAATTGAAAGAAGATTATAAATTATTTATTTCCAATTCCACATAAATAAGGAAATATCATGCCAATCGATAAAGAAATACAAAAACAAGCTGTCAAGGAAGCAATCAAAGAATGGTTAGATTACTCTTTTGCCGAATTTGGCAAATGGACTTTAAAAGGATTGTTGGCTGCGGCACTCGTTGGCGCGTTATATCTCGCTCTCTTAAGCCAAGGGTGGCATAAATGAAACCGGACGTATTCCTCGATATGCTTTACGCGCCGGCCCGCGAGTGCCAGCGCGTAAATGGCATTCCGTCCAGTTTCACGCTGGCCCAGGCCGCTCTGGAATCCGGGTGGGGGGCGTCCAAACTGAGTGCCGAAGGATGCAACCTGTTCGGCGTCAAGGCCGATCCCAGCTGGAATGGGCCGGTGGTCCTCATGAAGACGTACGAATATGCGAAAGGCAAGCGCATCCTCGTAATGGCGAAATGGCGCGCCTATGCCAACTGGCAGCAATGTCTGGATGACCATGCCGCCTTTTTCCGGCGGAACAAACGCTATGCCAAGTGCTGGGCAGAAAAGACGGGCGAAGGCTGGGCGCGCGCCGTCGCCGCTGCCGGCTACGCCACCGATCCGAAATACGCTGAAAAGCTCATCGCCACCATGCGTGCCCGCAACCTGGGCCGCTTCGACACCCTGGAGAACTGACCATGAAACGCCTAATCCTGGCCGCATGCGTGCTGCTGGCGCTCACCGGCTGCGCCAGCCTGAATTCCGCCGTCAACGCCTATGGCACCGTGATGGTGGACAACGCGCGCGCCGCGAACGACACCGCCATTCAGGCCTGGTCCGTGACTGGCTGCGCACTGCCGTATAGCGCGATCCTGCGCAACCCACAAATCATCCCGGCCATCAGGGCGCTGTGCCTGCCCCAGTCCGGCGCCATCCCGGCGGAGCTGCTGAGCGGCGCGGAGTGGCAGCGATGAGCGGCTTCCTGACGAAATGCTGCCTGCAGCAAGCAACAGACCAGGATGACGGCCGCTGGGTACTGGTGGCGGCCCTGATCTACCAGTCTGACGTTGCGGGCTGCACGTTTGTGGTGCCGGCCGGCTTCGAAACAGACCTGGCCAGCGTTCCGCGCTTGCCGCTGGTCTACCTCCTGACCGGGAATACCTCGGCGGCGGCAGCCGTGGTGCACGACTGGCTTTATTCGTCGCACCAGGTGTCGCGCAAGATGGCTGACGCAGTGTTGCGGGAAGCGAGCCAAGCCACAGGCGTACCGGGCTGGCGACGGTGGCTGATGTGGGCCGGGGTGCGCCTGGGTGGTTCAGGTCGCTGGGATCCGGAGCAGAAAAACGAAAACCCACCGGCTGAGTATTAGATAACCATCTAATATCCAGTGGTGGGTTTACGTACAGTTTGCAATGCAAGCTGTTGAATCTATTGGTCGGGGCGAGAAGATTCGAACTTCCGACCCCTTGCACCCCATTGACGCTGGCTACCTGCTGCAACCCGCATGAATGCTAGCTTTCGCTGATGAGCATCCAATATACAGCGCCGCGCCGCGATACTTTCAGCCCGGGAGTTCCGCGCTTTCATCACCGGTATTAGATGCCCATGGCAGCGCCAGATCGATCTGCGAAGCCACGGCGACGGCCTCCTTCAAGTAGATTTCCGTGGTCCGTTGCGACGTGTGGCCCAGGCGGTCCTGAATGCCGGTTTTCGCTTCACCGGCCTTCAGCGCGTCCGTGGCGCCCAGCGCACGCAGGTCGCGGAACCACACTGGCTCGGTGATGCCGGCGCGCTCCCGGGCCCGATCCCACATCGAGAACAGGCCCGATTTCGTGTACGGCGTGCCGTTCCGCGTCGGGAACAGGTAGTCGTTGTCGGCCATCCCCATCCCCGCCTTGATTGCCCTGGCGCGGTCAATCACGCCCTGAATCTGCGGCGTAATCACAAAGTCCACCACCTTGCCGCTGGTCTTTTTTGTCTTCGTCGCCTGGATCCGGATGCGCCCGTCCGCGATCTGGTCTTCACGCAGCTGCCGGATGTCGATGGCGCGCGCCCATAGCAGATAGGTCATGTCGATAATGCAGGCGAACATGGGCCCGCTCTTCGTTGCCACGCGCTTGCCGATATCGCCCTTCACCTTGCCGAGCTGACCCCATTTCCGAATTAGCGCCACTTGGTCGTGCGTGGGCAGGAATTCGCGCCTGGCGGTTTCGAAGTCGGCGGGGTCCAGCTGGTCGACAGGATTGTCCTGGCGCAGGCCGTGCCGCGAGATCGCGTGTTTGAACAACTTGCGCGCCAGCGCGATGTATTTCTGTGCCGTGTTCGGCATGTCGCCGAAGCGCTCGTGCAGGAAGTCGGCGAATTCCTTGGTGGTGACCTCGCTGGCGTGGAACGCTTCGAACTCGTCAGCGATAACGTCCAGGTACTGCGAATACTGCGCCTGCACTTCTTTCGTGTACTTCGCCAGCTTGGTTTCTTTGAAATCGCGGCATAGGAACGGAATGCTGCCGGCCACGCTTGTCGGGCCGCCGATCAGCGCAGCAAGTTCCACCAGCATCCGGCTCTTCCCATCGTCGACGCGGCACAGCTTTATCCAGGACTGTTTCTTTTTCGTGGCCGGCACATACATCGGCTCCACCGGCACGAAGTAATAGGCCCCGAACTTGACGTAGACGCGCTGTGGCAGGTCTTTGTCTTTCCTGCGCCTGCGGTTCATCTGCCCGCCGATTTGCGCCGTGGCGCGCTGATTTGCCCTGCTGCCGTGGTATTCGGATTGGTCAGATGGGCGCGCAGCACGCGCACGGTGTTATCGCGCAAAAGCGTGGCCGGCACACCCATTTCGGCGAGCTGCTGCATTTGCTCTTTTGGGCGCTTGTAGCGGGTCAGCTCCTCCACTTCTTCCCGGCTCAAAACTTCAATCATTCCGCCCTCCCTGCAGTTACTGGTTTGCGCAGCGGGCAGTCGCGGCCCTGGTTGCAGTTGCCGTTGCAGCAGGTGACGGGGCTGGTCGTATCCGGCGCCGGCAGCGCCACCAGGATCAACTGCTTGCCGTCATGGGAGCCGCCACCGAAGATCGGCAGGTCGACCGTGCGACCGTCTGGTGTGCGGCCCTGGATGTGCAGTTCGTGCGCTGGCTGCTGGGCTGCGATGGCGGCGCGAGCGTTCCAACCGCCCCGGGCCGCCGCCAAAAAATTGGGGTTCCATGCGATTGGTGTGTTTGTGGGCATCCCAGTGGCTTTTCGAATCTCATTAGCGGCAGCGCCTAGAAGCCACTGTTCGAACTGCTCATGCTCATACCCAGCAGGCGCGGCGGCACGCAGCCGATCAGCTACCACTCCCTCAAACTCGCGCCACGTCAGAACACGCTTTTGCAGTCGTTCCGCCAGGGCCAGCAACCGCTGCAGCATTTCGTATCGCTGGTCCTGCTCAACTGGCGCTGCCATCTTCAAGGTAATAGTTGAAGGAATGTCGCCGTCGATGCCATTGAACGTGATCACCAGCGGCAAGCCGGTCAAGTTCTTTACAGCCATGGCTTTAGGCGCTGGCTGAATTGACGTAATGATGGTTGGAAAGCTGCAAAAATCGGGATCGCAAGCGCATATTCCGCCCTGGCGTTTGCAGCACAGCTTCGGGTTCAATTCTTTTCTCATGGGTGTTTTCCGTGATGACCGTGGTGGCGCACTTTCTGGCCCAATTCATGCACCAGCAAGTGCGCCATTTCATTCGCCATTTTCTGAATCAAGCGATTACGTGGCAGGTCGAGCAGTGCGGCATCACTGATGGCGTAACCGATTGGGACACCGTCGAAGGTAAGACGCACTTCCATGCGATGTGAAAAATGAGCACGCACAGCCTCGACTTCCAGGATGCGCATGGTTTCTGCGTGGATGGAATCAGTGGTCTGCATAGAGCGTGGCCCAAAAATTGGGCGTAACGGCTGATATGCTGGAAGTTTGAATGCATGAACATGCCTACGTTCAAGCCAGTCAACCTCAAATTCAGTGGGAAGGCCGATATTCAGTGCGTACTGGCCGACTTCCCGCGAGAAGTCTTCAAGCATCGCTTGCAGTACTCGATTTTCCGCCTCTGCCTCGCGCAAGCTGGCGCGTTCACGTCCGTAGGCATCACCCAGCTTCTGGATGCTGGATTGTGCTGCTGCCAGGGCTTCACGTGCACGCCGTCGTTGGTTCCGTCCAAATCTTTTGCTCATTGTCCATTCCCCGCTACGATGGCCATCACGGCTCCGCCGATCCACAAACCCAGCACGACCACGATCACCGCCAGCAGCGGCCAGTTCGGGCCAGTCGGTTTCTGTTCCATGATTTCCTCACTTGATGCGATGTTGGTGGACCCCGGTGATACCCGGTGGCAGTTCAGGCTTCTTATCGAGGAACGTGCTGTTCTTCTTACCAGTGGCCTTGGCATATTCGACTTCGACCTTGGCCGTGTTGATGATGGTCTGGGCCACATCAGAAATGGCCTTCGCCTTCTCGATCGACACCTTGCCGTCCTTCAAACTCTGCAGCGTGTCGAATAAGTGCGTACGCAGGGCGTCAACGTCATTGCTCATGATCAGCTCCGTTTGTTAATTTGGCGGGTGAGTGCCGCCCGGACCGCAATCAGGTCGGCCAGCGGTTTCGGCAGGTTGTGGCGGGTGTTGCGCTTCATGTTTTCGACCAGGCTGATGCATTCCACCTTGTCGATAGTGATTTCCTCCAGCACTGCAGTTCGGCACCCTGGCTTGAACACGACGATATGCCCGGGCGGCAGCGGCCCGTTCGCGGCTATCCATACCAGCTCGTGCACGCCACGCCAGCGCTTGCTGTTATTGCCTTTGTCGTTGCTGACCTTCTGTAGCAGCGTGCCGTCCTTGCTGATCTTCAGGCTGCCGATTTCCCTCGTGTTGTGCGGCGCCATTCCGGCTTTGAACTGTGTTCCTTCGCCGCCAATAATTAGCCCCTTCATGCCCTTATTCCAGGGGACCATGCCCTTCTGAAAATAGGTGGTGCGCCCTTTTTCGTGGGCGCGCGTCAAACGCCCCGACAGAACACTTGACATAAATTCATCCGACTTCTTCACGCCAAGAAGGCTCGCACGGCAGTACACCTTTGCCTCACTCAGCCCCATGGCGGCGGCAATGTCGGCGGTCTTTTCGTTCGGGTACCGCGTGCGCACGGTCTGATCCATTTCCGGCGTCCACCGCGTGCGCGGGCCCAGTATGTTGCGCGATTTGGTCATATCGAACTCCCGGTGTGCGCCAGCATGGCGCCGTAGGCCTGCAGCGTCTCGCTGCGGTCGTAGATGCCGCTCTCATGCTCGCGTAGCCGGCGTATGTAGCGCCCACGGATGTAGGCGCCAGCCGATACATGGTTTGGCCATACCACATAGCCCAGGTATGGAATGCCGGCGGCGGCCGGCGCCAGGCGCATCTTGTGCGGGTGGATCGTCAGACCATCCTCCGCCAGGCGCGCCACCATATGGGCGCGCACGTCGCGCAGTTCGTCCGGGTCTGCGCCCAGCACCACCAGGTCGTCCACGTAGCGCACGTACCGCCGCACGCCCAGCTCCTGCTTCACCCAGCGGTCGAAGTCGGCCAGGTAGATGTTGGCGAACAGCTGCGATGACAGCGCGCCGATCGGCATGCCCTTGGCCGCCGTGCGGCGGTAGGCGCTGTCTTCGGCGAACAAATGATCGTAGCCGGCCCCAGTGCGGAACGAACCGACCAGGCGGACTATCAGTTCCCGCAGGCGCTGGTCGCCGATATAGCGCAGCGCGCGTACCTTCAGCAGGTCGTGCTGCACGCTGTAGAAGTACTTCGAGATGTCCAGCTGCAGCACCCACTGCGCGCCGGCGCCGCGCGCGAACTGGGCCACCCGGCGCACCGCTGCATGGGTGCCGCGCAATGGCAGGTTGCCGTATGTGTCATCGATCAGGCGCGGCTGCCAGATCGGCAGCAAGTGCTGGTACAACATCCAATGCACCACGCGGTCTTTCATTGGCGCGTCGACAACATCGCGCCACTTCTTCTCGCGCACCACGAAGGTCTTGTATGGCCCGAAATCGTATGCACCGGCGCGCAGGCGCTGCTGGATCGCCACCAGGTGCCGCAGCGGATCCTGGTCGAAGCGCTGCACGCGCAGGTTGTTGGACTTGTTCTGTTTTGCCTTCGACCAGCACTGGAACAAGTGCGGCAGGCTGGTCAGGTGTTCGAAGGTGGAGCCGCTTTCCGCGCCGGCACCCTTGGGCCCCGGCGCGGTCTTCGGTTTGGCTTGTGGCCCTGCTTTCGGGGATCCCCCAGGAGAATCTCGACCAAGAATAGGCCTCCGGCGTGCACTTGGCGAGCCGTCCAGGCATGTAATTTTTGGGTCAGCGAACGCCGACGTTGTTGTTGTCGTTGTCCGGCCAGTCGTTGTTGAGGTTGAAGACGCCGGCATTGTCGTTCGAGTACCAGTAGCCGCCGCGTATGAGCGCATTGCTGGACCTTCCAGAAATCCCCCTTCGTTGATCATGGCGACACCTTGTCGGCGCGGATCAGACCGCCCACCAAGCGCCCAAGTTCAACGGTTAAGCCCACTCGATGCTCAAATGCGAACTTGAGACGGCTTAGCCGCGGTGCCTGGGCGAGATAGTGTTTCAGCAGGTCGATGTCGGCCGAAATAGCGGCCAGCAGCGCAGTTTTGTTGCTGTCCAGGCCGAAAGCGAAGATGGCGCGCATTAGCCGCGCCATGCACGCGCGCAGGTTTTCACCGTAGGTCACGCGCAGATCGCGCGGCATCTTGATGATGTCCTGCAGCAGCTGGGCGTCCAGCGCCTGGGCCTGCTGCTTCAGCTTGAAGCCGGCCGTGTCTGGATTCGCCAGCACCTTCTTGGCGGCCGCCTGGTTCAGGTTGCCGCGCTGGCGCAAATCCTCAATGACCTGCTGCACGATCTCCGGCGTCACGGCGGCCAGCACTGACGACTGGGCGCCGCCCTGGTCGGACACATACACGGTGTGGCCGGCCGCCAGCGTGCCCAACGCCACCACGTACGGGATACCAAATTCCGCCACCATGGGCCACAGGCGCTTTTTGAAATTGCCGGCCGGGCAGCCCACGCGCAGATGCGGCGCATCGACCGTTCCCAGCAGTTTCAGCTGGTATCCCTTCAGGGTATGTAGGGCATGCGCAGATTTGTTAAACGCATGCAAGAATTTGCCAGCTTGGACCAGGATCAGGTGGTTCGGATACTGCAATTCCAGCTTCGCTGCGATACCAACCAACGGATCATCCTTTCCCAGGCCCACATCGATGCCTTTGAATTTGGTGAGCGCATGCTGCTGAATTTCATCCTGCGTCGGGGATTGGTTTTCTTGAACTGGCATTTCTATATCCTTTCAATAATTGGTGGTGGGAGTGCGGTCACCGCTTACGCGGCGACCCGGGACCAGTGATCAGAGACCCTTGGTGCAGCGAACGCCGACGTAGGAGTAGCCGTCGACCGGCCAGTCGTAGTAGAGGCGGAAGACGCCGGCACGGTCGCCCGAGAACCAGTAGCCGCCGCGCATGAGCGCACCGCCGGACCAGTTCAGCGGCCCCGAAGGGACATAGCCGCCGCCTTTTTCCTGGCAGTTTTCCGGCGCACAGCGCAGCGAGGGGGAATCTGCTTCAATCCGTCCCTTCACCAGACCAGCGGCATCACCCTGCACGTCATCGAAAACCCAGGTCCACAGGTTCCCCGACCAATCGTAGATGCGCTGGCCATTGGTCAGCTCATGCCAGCGGCGTTCTTCGCCCGAAACTTCCACGTTGCCAGGCTGGGCCGTGCTCACCGAGCCTTTATGAATGCCACGATGCAGCTTGCCGGCGCCGACTTCACCACCGCTCCAGTTCACTGCCATGCTGGCGATATTCACCGCGATCGCCAGGGCCTGGGTTTCCGTGATCATCGTGGCGCCGATGTCCGAGCACAGCTTGCGGGCCGCCGCGTAATTGATGTTTGCCAGCGGCTTGGCCTCAGCCGAAATTACCGGCGGGCGGTTCTGACCCTCGCCCAGCATGTACTTGCTGACTTGGAAGCTTGGGACCACCTGGCCGGTTGGCAACGTCGTTTCCGGTACCGTCACGTATTCGTCCGTGCCGGCCAGCAGGCCCAGCTCCAGCAGCAGAGATTCAGTGCCCTTCACGGCCTTATCGCCGTCCAGGATGATGTAGCGGCCCTGGTTGTCCAGCATTTTGCGCAGGCCATTCCAGGTACCGTCATTGCGGAAGCCTGGCAAATAGCGGTCACCCGCGCGCAAAGTGAATGCTTTGGTCTCGATGATTTGAATGCTCATGGTCAGTCCTTTCAGGCGGCTTGTTCTTCGCCAAACAGCTCGTGCACGGTGGCCGGGGCCGGCGCGGTCACGGTCAGGTCGATGTTCTGCTTCTGCTTTTCGCACAGCCGGCCGGTGTCCAGCGCCGACGGATGCACCACCACGTTGAAGCGCACAACGATCGAGCCGCCTTCCATCGGCGTGAGCTGGAACGCGTCAACCTTGGCGTCGGTCAGCTTGATATCACTGTCGCCGCCCAGGCCGTAGTCCACGATTGCCGTGTAGCCGGTGCCGGTGTAATCCCAGTCGAATGGCGACATCTTGGGGAAGCGCAGCACAGTCGGGCCGTCCGGGTCCGTGACCAGGTCGACCTGGTCTTCCTTGGCGGCCATGCGGTACAACGAATCGCGCAAGCCTGCCGCGAACAGCTCCAGCGCATTGTTCGACATCGTCGCTTCGACAGTCAGCACGCATGCAAGCTTGTAATCCTTACCGTGGTTTTCCATCGGCGTGGACGCCTTGATCAACTTCACCTGCTGTTTTGGCAGTTCAAACATTGCTTGCTTCCTTTCGTTGGTCTTCAGTGAACTTCAGGTATGGCTTACGGATGAAATCGTGGAATCGCTGCTGGGCGCGAGGATCAGTATCGACTTCCGCCCGGCTCTTCACTTCGCAGATGGCGCGCACGGACGTAACGGCCAGCGCCTCGTTCGGGACGCGCAGGAACTGCTGGAATAGTGGTTCCTTACAGCGAAGGGCTAGCCAGGCGGACAGGCGCATGATCAAGCGGCATCCTTCAGGCCGTGGTTCTTGATGCCGTAGTAGACCGCCTTGCAGGCCTGCACATCAGCCATCGCGCGGTGGGCACCTTCCAGCTTCTGGCCGGTGAAGAATTCGTATGCCTCGGCCAAGTTTGGCGACTTCGGTCCCAGGCGCTTTGCCGCGATCATCTTCGCCGTCGGCGGTAGGTTGATGATCTTCACGCTGTTCGACTGGGTGCAGTAGGCGGGAGCCTTTTTCCAATAGTCGGCAAACGGCACAGCCCCGGTTTCAGTCGTCATCGTCTCGCCCATGTAGCGGTCGTGCCGCATGATCTCGATGCGAATCATGCGCATATCAAAGCTCTCGTTATGAGCGCCACGCTGGTCGGCATTCATCCAGAGTTCCAGGAAATTCGACAGCGCACTGTCCATGGGAACGCCCACAGCTTCAGCGAGTTCCTGCGTGATGCCGGTCAACTGCGCGATTTCGGCCGGGATCGTCCAACCACTGGGGCGAATGACAACATTCATCTGGCCCAGCGTAATGCCGGTGGACTCTTCGCACAGTTCGGCCGCCAGCTCGATCACACGCGGCTGAGATGGATCTTCGCTGGGCATGCTCCAGTTGGGCAGGCCAGTGGTTTCGGTGTCGTAGAACAGGATGGTATTCATGAATTCCTCGGTGGTAGTGGGTGGTCATGCTGCCTGCGGTTGCATCTGCACCTGGCTGATGTGTTCGATCAGCCGGCGGCAGATGTTGGGGAAATCGGATTCGTGGTACAGCACCGCGGCGCGGTCCTTGCCGGCCGGCTCGAAGCCTAGTCCCTTAAGGAATTCGGCGGTCAACGGGAAGCCCAGGCGATCGGCGATCTGCCCTATGCGCAGACTTGGCGGCGTAACAGGTGTCAGCGCTGCACCCACCTGCGGGACCGGAAATGGCCATGCGGCAGCCGGCGCCAAAGTCGTGCGTGGTACTTCGGTAGGCGCTGGGGCAGCTTGTGCGGCCGCTACCGCCGCAGCCTGGCGCGCTGTTTCTTTGGCCTTGTGGTCTGCGATGCGGGTGTTCACCAGCAGCTGGAAGTCTTCGTCCGGCTTTTGGATGGCGGCCTGCAGGTCGGCAAACAGCGCCTCGTAGTCGCCCACGTTGGCGCGGTACCAGGTGAGGCGACCGCGCACGGCCTTGGCAATCGCGTCGACCGCGATCTTGGCATTGGCCAGTTCGGTGTCGACCGCGTTGTGCAAGGTGGCGAGCGTGCGCTTGTTCTTCATGGCACCAGCAAAGTCGCATGCCTGATAGACCAGGCGGATCGGTACAATTTCAGCTTCCAGTGTCGCAACGTGGTCGACGAATTTCTTCTTCACGCCGACCAGGATCTGTTCCTTGATCTGGTCTTTGCGGGTTTTGACCAGCTTTTCCAGCATCAAGCGCTTCTCACGCAGCTGGTCGCGGATGTAGTCGATGGTGCGCATGACGTCGTCAATGCTGGCCGTCTGCGCGATTGCCGCCTGCTTTGCCAGTTCCAGATTGGTCTCTGCTTCACCGCAAAATTTCACCGTGGCTTCAGCGTTGGCGAAGTCGTCGTCGTTCTGCAGGTCGGTCTTGATGTTGGCGATGAACTGGTCCGCCTTTGCCTTCACAATCGGCAGATTGCTGAAGGTGACCTCGCCCTTGATCTGGACCGCCAGCGCCGGCAGCGCCTTGATTACATCGGCCACCGGTTTAGGTGCGAAGTTCTTCGGCTCGTAGATGGCCAGGTCAGCGTCGAACTGATCCCAGCCGGCGCGGATTCGTTCGAACCAAGCCAGATCCGGCAGCACCCAGGTATAGACGCACTTCTCCGGCGTTCCATCCGACACCATGAACAGCCAGCGGCTGGCGCCAGTGATCATCAGTTGCTGCTGCACTTGCGGCATATGGGTGTCAGGTACGGTGCCGGCGGCGACGGCAGAGGCCAGCTCTTCATTCCACTGCTTGTGCTCCCAGCCTTCGTCCTCCGCCATGGTGAGGCCATCGCAGGATGCTATCAAGCGGTCGTCGTCATCAACGCAAGTGACAGGGTACAGTTCGGTGCCTATGACCTGTTCGCCGATGGGTCGCGCCATCGCTTCGACTTCGTGCCCATAGTCCAGGATGTTGATCTGCACCCAGTCAGAGAATTCCTTTGGCGTGCAGGTGTGCTTCATGTGCAGCAGTTCGGTGCGCGAGACGTTTGGCGACAGGCCCAGCATTGCGGCTGTCTCGCTGGAACCATGGCGGGGCTGGCGGAAATTGTTCCATTCCGCGCTTCCCTGGATTAGGTTGACAATTTTCACGGCGCTTACTCCTGCTCGTGCGACCAGCTGTCGATCGTGAGCTTCTGCTCTTCGGTCAGCTGCATCTTGGTTTCAATAAAGGCGATCAGGTCGGCCACGGACTTCTTCTTACCCAGGATGACCTTTCGCCACTCGGAGGTCTTCGCCTTGAACTCATCATCGGTGCAGATGGAGCGCTCCTTCGGAGACGCGGCTTCCTTGGTCTTCGGCGCATCGCTCTGCTCTTCGCGGTTGTCCATCACCGATTTCCATGTGGCTTCACCGTCCTTGATGGCGCCGTATATGCCGCGCAGGTCGACCAGTTCGGCCGGAGAGCATGTATCCAGCGAGTGGCCCAGGTAGTCGACCAGGTCGCTAACCTTCACGCCGATGCCAGCAAAGGCGTCGGCGATCTTCTTGCGCTCGGCGTCGGGGTCGCGTGCGGCCTGGTCCATGCGAACGGCTTTGATGATGTCTTCCGCCTCATCCTGCATGTCACCAGGGATGATGCGCAGGCCCAGCGTACGGATAGCCTTGGAGATCTGTGCGGCACGCTTGTTCAGCAGGTCATCCTCGTTGGCCGGGACCGTGAACACAGGCTTGTTGTAGCTGTTGGTGCGTACGCTAATGTACGATCCATCATCCATCGGCTTGCTGCGTTCGACCGTTTTCGAAACACGCACGTCCAGCGGGTAGGTGATGTTCGATTCCAGGTCGGTGACCGCCACACGATGGACTTCCTTGCTGGTGTCCTCGAAAATCATGCTGGTCTCCACCAGCACGTTTGTCATGCAGCGCAATGCCACTTCCACAAAGCGGATACCCAGGCCTTCCACGCCCTGCCCGATCGGTTTTCGATAGTAGGCGGACTTGTTGTGCGCGAAGCTCGGGCGCCGGCATTCCTTCATCAGGTTTTGCCGTACTTGATCCCAATCGCGTGGGCGCTGCATCGCCATAATGTAGCGCGCCTCGACCATTGCTTTTGCCTGTGCTGCGACAGCTGCAGACGAGGTTTCCGCGACAGCCAGAGACATGCTGGTGCCGCCGAATTCCTGGCGAACTGCCAGGGCATTGCTCGTGGGTGAATTCACCAATTTTCTCCTATCAAATTTCAAGTGTGCGGTCACCGCTTTGCGGCGACCCGAGACCACTGACCAGACGCCCGCGCTATTTGGTGCAGCGAACGCCGACGCTGCAGTTGCCGTAGCCCGGCCAGCCGAAGGCGAGGAAGAAGACGCCGGCATAGACGTACGAGAACCAAGAGCCGCCGCGCAAGAGCGCATAGCCGGACCAGTCCCGGCCAGGTGCCGGGTACCAGCCCATACCGGACGTTTCGGAGCTATAGGCCGGCGTGTTGATGGATGCCGATTCAGCGGTGAATTTGCGCGCAATCAGGCCCTGCTCGTCCCCCTGGACGTCATCGAAAACCCAGCTGTATGCATTCCCTGCGAAGTCATATACGCGCTCGCCGTTCGACAGCTGGTGCCAGCGCCGTTCATCCGGATCCGCCGGCTCATAGGTGCCCGCCTGGGCCGCGCTGACGCTGCCTTTGCGCAGCCCCTGGAATAGCTTGCCGGCGCCCACCTTGCCACCGGTCCAGTTAATGTCCTGCGTGGCGATGTCGTGTGCGATGGCCAGCCACTGCATTTCGCGGATCATCACGGCGCCGGCCAGGTCGCACAGTTCCCGTGCGTGAAAGAAATCGACGGAAACGATGGGCGTCGATTCGGCTGTGACAGCAGGCGCCATATCTTCGCCGCGGCCAAGCAGGTACTGGCCAACCATAAACGCTGGAACCGTCAAGCCATTCGGCAGCTTGGTTTCCGGCACAGGGACAAACAGGGATTTCGACATCATCAGCTCCTTCTGGTGGTAGTGGTTAATAGCCGCGGTTCCAGACACGGAATGCGCGTGCCAGTGCATGCCGGGCGCTTAGGCCGCGCCGGCGATACATGCGATAGAGGTTCAGGAAGCCGCGCATGATCCGCTCTGCTCGATTTGTGCGCGGCGGATAACCAGGCGAACCTGGTGGACGTGTTCAATCCCTTCCAGGTAGATAAGGGCGCTGCGCAAGGAGCGCAGCCGCTGGATCTCGTTTTCCGAATGCTTCATCTGCCAGTTGATGAGGCGGAGGCGCAGCGGGCGCAGCATCTTGCGGATCGGGCGTTTCATAACGCGTAGGACGGTTGCTGTGCCCATGATCAACCCCACACCGCGTTAGCTGGATAGGCCGTTGTCTTGACGATCGGCTGATCGAAGCCGTTTTCACGTGCCATGGCTTTCGCCAGCTCCTTCGCGTGCTCTTCGTCGGTCGCGCTCAGGGTTGTCGAAAAGGCGGCGCCGCGCCGGAAATCCACCACCACTTTGAAGTTCATGATTTTTCCCCTACCTGGTTGCAAATTGAGCCGAATGCCGGGCCCACGCGGCGCGCTCCGCTTTTGCTTCAGCGCGATCTTCCTGCTGCTGTTCCGGAAGAACTTTGTCGATCCAGCGCTGCGCGGCATCGAATACGCTTGGCAGCACAATTACCTCGAGGTCTACATTCGATCCGGGCAGCGTCACCGCGATCACCTCGGCGCCATCGCTATCGAGCGTTCCGTAAATGTCCAGCTTCAGCCCGTGGTAATCCCAGCTGGAGAACAGGCGGCGATATCGCGGCGAAATCAATGGTTGCTGTGCTGTGCTCATGGCGTGCTCCTGGCTCAATGGATGATCCGTTTCGGCGTCACCCGCGGCTATCGGTGCGCGGTGGTCAGCTGTTACTTGAAACGGATCATCGATTGCACCTGGCGGGGTCACCTGACGGCGACCCGGGACCAGGGACTAGAGACCTTTGGTGCAGCGAACGCCGACGACGACGTTGCCGTAGACCGGCCAGTCGATGTCGAGGAGGAAGACGCCGGCAAGGTCGTTCGAGCCCCAGCAACCGCCGCGAAGGAGCGCATAGCCGGACCAGTCAGTGTCAGCATCGGGATACCAGCCGACGCCGCGCTCCATCGATGGATGTGGCGCCGAAGTGATCGACGGGGAGTCCGCAGCAAACGGACGCGCAACCAAGCCGTTTTCATCGCCCTGCACGTCGTCGAAGATCCAGGTGTACAGGTTACCGGCCGCGTCTACGATCTGCTCGCCGTTCGACAGCGTGAACACGCGGGCTTCGCGCGGATCGGCGGACACGGTGTCGCCGGCGTACGGCTCCCACACGTCGTCTGTGTCCAGGTGCAGGCCCTGCAGCAGATCGCCCTCTCCCACGGCACCGCCGCTCCAGTTCGCGGCAACGCCGGCAATGTTCACCGCGATCGCCAGCGCTTGCGTCTCGGTCAGCAGCGTGAAGCCGGCGTCGATGCAGGCTTGGCGCGCAGCGTGGTAGTCGATGTAGTTCAGCGGCTTGTTCGTGGCGCTGATCACCAGCTGGCCGTCGTCGCCGCGCGAGGCGAAGTACTTGGCAACCTGGAAGGCCGGCACCACGGTGCCGTTCGGCAGCGTCGTCTCGGGCACGGTCACAAAAAGGTTTTCGACTGCGGCGGCAACGGCGCTCTGTTCGCTGGTGTTCTCGGTGTTCATGCGTTTCTCCTGGGATTTGGGGTAGTTGCTGGCACGGATCGGGTTGCTTTCCGTTGAACAAATATTAGGACACGCTAATTTCCGTGTCAATAGGAACTCCTAATTTTTTGGGAAATATTTTGCTAAACTGCATGCACGCCCATGCCGGGCGTAAAAAAACCCGCACTGGGCGGGTCTACAGGAGAGTGGGATGGATGGAAATGAAGGTGTCGAGAAAGGTGCGGTTTTCCGGCCTGGCTACCGGCCCGGAAAAATTAGTGATTCCGGTCCATACCAGGTATCGGGAATGAGATCGCTGGGGACTCAATCAGTTCAACGGGTGGTGAAGGTTGGGCATGGCCCTCAAGCAAGGCTTTGGATATTGTCATCACTGGAACTGCCAGATCCCCAAAAACTGCTGCCTTCCCGCGCAGCAGGCCCAGCCGGTCCACGCGAATTATTCGCGTTGGGCTTCGCCGTCCTGTGGCAGGGTTGTTTGTCCAGTGCGGCACAAGCCAAACACCGTTTCGATAGTTTATTGCGTCGCACATGAAGATTTCACCGCAGTCGGAACATGGGACCACGATTTCGAAGACAGTCATATCGTCTTTGTTCATTTTTTTGGGACGCACCGAAACTCTATCGAAGACTGTGGAATCTTCCCCAAGGCCCTTGGGATGTCCATACTTTTTAGCACTGAAAAGTCTTCACCTCTCTGCGCACAAAATTCTGCGGCATCCTTCAGGGCTGCGGCCTTCACCGCTCCCATCGATGCCGTAAAGCCGTTGTCCTGGTGGGACGCCATGTAAATTCCCTGCCCCATGGGGACTACACCTGTGCTGCTCGCGCAGCCTGCAGAAAAAAGCGCTAAAACCAAGGCACTCGCAACCGCAATTTTCATGACACCTCCAACAGCATAAGACGTGCTGTAGCGCTAAAAACTTTGTTACATTTCCTCACGTGTCCTGAACAAATAATGTTGCTATAGTGAACTATCCTTAGCTTGTTCCCACGGAGCAATGATGGACCACTTGCCTGAACTTCAAGAGCTTTATGCGAATATGCAACCCTGCGCCAGGCAGGTACTGCTTGAGCTGGCCAGAAAGTATGCGCATCGATGGCCCGCCCAAGAGAACAAAGGATTACGCCTGCTTGGGGGCGCGAACCTGGTCGAGGTGGCCTTGTACAACATCGACAACGTCATCGATGGCGCCCCGCCCGTTGGCGTCCGCAAGTCGGTAAACCGTCAAAAGCCTTAACTCTGCCGCCGTTTCGATCGTCAACTTCATCGAACTGGATAAGCCGGCCTCTTGGCGCGGCGGTTGTGCCATGGATCCTTTTCCGGTAGCGAGCCAGTCTTGGCTGACGCCCAGCACTTGAGCCGCCCTCAACAAATTCTCACCCCGCAAAAATTTTGCCTTGCCGCTCAACCAGCCGTTCACGCTGGGGGGCTGAACACCGCACGCTCGCGCCAGCTCGACCTGCTTTATCCCCGCATGGGCCATTGCTGCCCGTAATCGTTCTGCAAGTGTAGTCATTAGCACATCCTAATATCTTGTCGATTAGGAGTGGCTATTGACTTTCCAATTAGCTACTCCTAATATTTGCTCATCGGACACCAATTCGTAGGAAGCATTTTTATGACCCCCACCGAAATGATTGACGTGCTTGGCGGCACGACTGCTGTTGCGAAACTGCTCAAGGTGCGCCCCCCATCTGTGCATGCATGGCGCACGTCTGGCATTCCCGACGACAAGCTAATTCGCCTGGCGCCGGTGCTCGAGCGCGTGACCGATGGCGCAGTGAACCGTCGCATGCTTCGCCCGGACGACTGGGCGGAGATCTGGCCTGAGCTTGCGGCCTCGTCACCTATTGCAGGGGGCTGACCATGACCCCAGTTTCCGCCGCCGACGCTGAAAGAGCACGCAAGTTCCAGGGCCTGGTCTTGCAGCGACTTGCATCGGTCGGCCAGCGGCACGTTGCAGAGCAATTGACGACTTCGGAGTCGACTGTCAGCCGATTCGTCAGTTCGGACCTGGAACGTGTTTGCCTGGTGCTGGCGGCGCTGGGGCTGAAGGTCGTGCCAGGGGAAATGCAGTGCTACCCGCCGGACAAGATCCGGATCCTGCTGTGCCTTGCACGCGACCACCTGAATCACCTTGAAACGCCGGAGCAATTGTCTTTCGACTGATTGCACGCGGCACATCCACATTTTTACGAGGCGCAGACCATGCCAGACCAAATCGTCACCATCAGCGAGATACAGCGCCGTGCGCGCAAGGCTTTCATGGAGGGTGCGGGCGCCAACGCGTGTCCGTTCCCCTGGCACAGCGCGGCATACCGGACCTGGAACGACGAATACCGCCGGGCGCGGGAAGAAACGGCCTCCAAAACGTCCGGAGGGAGGAAGGCATCATGAGTAAATACGAATCCGCAAAGGGGCTGTTCCAGCTGCGCACCACGATGGAATTTGCGCAGGCGCACGGGGCGCCCGTCACCATTAACCTGGTGGCCGAGAAGCTGGGCGTGCACGAGGCAATGGCGGGCCGCTACCTGGCGCGCCTGGTCGAAGTGGGATGCATGAAGATGACGCGCAGGAGCCGTTTTGGCGGGAACCTGTATGTGGTGGACGACATCGACAAGCTGCCGAAAAAGAAACCGCCCGAGAAGGCGCTCCGCGATGTGTCGATTGAACGCTGCGTTGTGCGCCGGGCGCCGGCCTGCCAGATCGGCATGCACCGCGATCCCATGGTTGCAGCGCTGTTCGGCAATGCGAGGGCATCATGAACGCCCAGCACATCGATGCCCGCGGCGAAAAGCTGATCGGGTTCAGCACCAGGTTGCGCCAGTTGCTGATGCAGCGCGGTCACACCATCGTTCCGGCCCAGCTGGCGCGAGACTTCACATTCGCATCGAGCAGGCCGGCCACGGCGCAGACTTTCAGCAACTGGCTGAACGGCGTGCAGATGCCCCTGTCGGTCACGGTCAACGCGCTGGCCGAATGGCTGCACACCACGGCTGACTACCTGCACAACGGCGTCTCGGTGCTTCACTTCGCACCGGCGCGCGACAGCATCAACGATCCAGAGGCGCAGCAGCTGCTCCAGCACTTCATGCAGCTGACTCCATACGGGCGCAGGGTGGCCAGCGGCATGGTGGCCGGCCTGGTCAAGTTGCAGGCGGGGGGCGCGTGAGCGATTTACCGGAACCGATGACACCAGCCGACTGCGACCTGCGCGGACTTCCGTTCATGCCGCTGAAGGTGATCCAGTTGATGCAGTCCGAAACATACGGCCTATCGAGCGGTGACGAATTTAAAGCGGCGTTCACGCTGTGGTGCGCGAGCTGGTTGGAAGTGCCAGCCGCGAGCCTGCCCAGCGATGAGCGCATGCTGGAATTCCTGTCGCGGGCGAAGAACTGGAAGCGCGTCAGGAACGTTGCCATGCGCGGCTGGGTGAAGTGCTCGGATGGCAGGCTGTACCACGCCGTGGTGGCTGCAAACGCGCTGGAAGCCTGGGACAAGCGCACCGACTACCGCGACAAGGAAGACAACAAGAACGAGCGGCAGAAGCGCTGGCGCGAACAATGCAAGCAGCTCGCCGGGCAGCTTCGCGAGATGGGTATAACCCCGCCTCGCGGTGCGTCTCTTGAAACGCTGCGCAAACTCTACGAGACGCATCATGTAGACACTCATGCGTCTATACATGTAGACGGTGTAGCGTCTACGGTAGACGATGTAGAGATTGGTATAGACAGTAAAGAGACAGTAAAGAGACAGTTAACTACAAAACCTTACGCCGACGACGACTCTACGGACAGTGGTAGCGCGAGCGACGACAAGCGTGTCGTCGGCGGGGTTGCCCCGTTGCCAATGCGGGAAAATCCCCCGCTATCCCTCGACCCGGCCGTGCAGCTGTCCGTCGCACTACGCCGCCTGGGCGTCAACGTCATGTCGACCAACCCGCACCTGCTGCAATGGGTCGCCGACCAGGTGCCGCTCGAGCAGCTGACCGAAGCCGTGACCATCGCCCGCGAAACCAAGGGCACCGCGCCCATCCCGCCTGGCTACCTGGTGCCCATCGTTGAGAAGCTGCGCAACCCGCCGGCGCCGGCCGCCAGTGGCACCGCACAGCAGAAACCGCGTGAGGACTGGTCCTGGAAGCGCAGCCGTGCCGGCATCGATGCGAAGGGCAAGGAGCTTGGCATGCGCCCCCGCGGCAACGAGCAATACGACGATTTCGCCGCCCGCATCGAGGCGGAAATCCTGAAACGGAAAGGAAGCACGCCATGACCATGCGCCACCTGGTTGATGGCCTCATGCAGGCCACGAAATGCGCGAACCACTGCCGGCTAGCGTGGACATGCGACGTCGAGCATTCCACGATTTCGCTGCTGCACAACGGCAAGGCCAACGACATGGCCCTGAGCACGCTGGCGAAGATCCACGACGCTACCGGCGTTCCGGTCGAGCGCATGTTTGCCTGGTACCGGCTGCCGGAAACCGCTGTCTTGGGCCGCGTCAACCGCGACGGGAGCCCAGCATGACCCACACGCACGAAGACCGCGTCGCCGATCGGCCGCATTACCTGTGCGCGGCGTATGGCTGTCCGCTGTACGGCAGCATGAGCGGCAGCATCGGCAGCGATGAATGGTATTGCCCGATCCACTTCGGGCAGTCGTTCGGTGTCATGCAGGCGATCACCGGCGAGATCAACCGGCATCCGGAAATGGTCCGTGCGATCAACGGCATCCGCGACGGCGGCGTGCTGTCGCGCAGGGCTTGGGCCGAATCGGCGCGGAAGATCATCACCGACCTGCACACGTCCGGCCAGGGCGCGCTGACGCCGCTCACCGGCGAGCGGGCGAAGGCGTGGATGCAGCGCATCGAGGGCGCATTGCTGGCGCATTGCTGGCCGCTCATGCACCCGCCGGAGCCGGTACAGGCAAGCCTAGTCCCCGACGGCCTGGAACGCGTCCAGTTCGACGTGCCGGAGTTCTGACCATGCAGACGAAACGAGACCAAATCGCGCACCCGCGCGTTAGCCTGGAGGCAACAAACCCATGAATATTTTGGCGATCGACATCGGCACGCAATGCGGCTGGGCCTTGGGTATGCGCGGCGGCGGCATACGCGGCGGCAGCGAATCGTTCGCGCCCGGCAAGCACGGCGGCCACGGCCAACGCTGGCTCGTGTTCCGCCAGTGGCTCACCGACACCGGCCGCGCCGCCGGCGAGGTGCACGCGGTGTACTACGAGGACGTGAAGCGGCATGAGGGCGTGCTGGCGGCGCACGCATACGGCGGCTTCCTGGCCATGCTGCAGGCCTGGTGTGCGACGAACCGGATCCCGATGCACGCCGTCGGCGTTGGCGAGATCAAAAAGCATTGGACCGGCAAAGGCAACGCGAACAAGGCCGCGATGGTCGACGAGGCCAAGCGCCGCGGCTACGCGCCGGTCGATGACAACCATGCCGATGCCCTGGCCATTCTGTCGTTCGCGCGCCAGGCCGAGGGCAAGGCCGAAGAAGCACCGTTTTGAGGGGGGAGGGTTTGACCATGTGGGCATTGACAATCGTGGCGCTGGCCGGTGGCATCGTCGGCTGGATTTTGTTCGACATCATCAGCGAGGTGCTGGGCATCTGGAGGGGCAAATAATGGAAACCGATTACCAGCTCAAGGCGCTCTTCCGGCTGCCGCCAAAAACGATGTGCTACGGCGATGAGAGCGACGTGCTGACGTTCGTGTCGATCGCCGGGAATGACCACTTCGACACGAGCAAGCTGCAGCGCACGTCGCGGCGCCGCATCGCGTACCTCTACAACCGCTACATCGGGAGCCTGCAATCATGAGAACTCCCACTATTGGCGAGCGCCTGGCAATGGTGCTGACCCTGGGCCCACGCAGCGGCTTGCGTACGGCGGACCGCAACGACATGCAGGTGCTGGCTGATCGCCTGCCGGGCGCCGCCGAGAAAGCGACCATCCTCGATTTCACCGAAAAGGAAATCGAACGGATCTCCACGCTGTACGCAAAACACTTCGTTTGAACGACCATGAAAACGAACAACGTCTACCAAATCCACTGCGCCGCCAATGCCGGCATGGCCATTGTGGCGCGCCAGCTGGCCGGCGTCGCCAACATGCCGGAGCCACGCCTGGCGCGCGCACGGCGCATCGCCGCCGAGGTGCGCGCCAAGCGCCCGGAAATGCAGGTGCGGAGGATCGTGCCGTGACCGTCATCGAATTCAAGCGGCCGGAATCGCCAGTTCCGCATGCGCGTGGCCCTGCGCTGTGCATCGATTGCAAAAACCGATGGGAAGCGGTCGTAGATGAGCAGGCATTGCGCGATGCGGATGGCTGGCTTGAATGCCCGGTATGCGGCCTTTACAAGGGCCGCATGCAAGGGCCATTCATGCCCATGGTCGGGTCGAAATTATGGCATTGCCAGTGCAATTGCAACCTGTTCCACATCACGCCGGCGGGCGTCCACTGCCCGAACTGCGGCCGCACACAGGAGTTCCCGAAATGACCGCCCTGCCCGCCCACTTCTACCGCGACCCGCTCGAGGCGCTCATCACCCAGGAGGAACAGACATGCAAGGGATGCCATTGGCGCCGCGTCATCGACCGCAGCTTGCAGTGCACGAACCCGCGTGTGGCGGAAGCCGATACGAACCTGCGCTGCAACGAATTCGAGGAGCGCGAGTGACGGAAAGGAAGGACATTGGCGCCAGGCTGGAAGCATGGGCGCGCTGGGCGACTAGCCGGACGCGCGGCGGCGCCGACTGCATGACGGGCGCCGTGTGCGAGGGCATGCGGCGCGCCGAGCTGGGCGACGTCTGGTCCGGGCACACCGTGCGCGACAACCTGGACGACGACACGGCGGACGCGATCCGCATCCAGCGCGGCATGGTGCACCTGTCCCTGCAGCACCGCCTGGTGCTGAACTGGACCTACATCGAGCAGGCGCGGCCCGAAGTTGTTTGCCGGATGTGCAATATCCCGGTGCGGCCGATCAGCGAATTCGTCCGGATCTTCCGCGACGCGCAGGCGGCAATCGAAGACATCGTGGACAGCGGGAACAGGTAACGCGCTGCCCTGCCGCGTTCTGCGGGGCCTATCAAGGGATGAAAATGTACATCGGAACGAAACTGATCAACGCCGAGCCAATGACGCGCGCGGCCTACAATGAATTCCGTGGCTGGTCACTGCCGGCCGACGAGAACGGCGAGGATGCCGGCTACCTGGTCGAATACCTCGACGGCGGCAAGCCGAACGTGCCGACGCATGCCGGTTATGTGTCGTGGTCGCCGGCGGCGCAGTTCGAGGAGGCTTACCGCCCTTGCAGCGGGATGACGTTCGGCCTGGCGCTGGAAGCGCTGAAGAAAGGCGCGAAGGTGGCGCGCGCCGGCTGGAATGGCAAGGGCATGTGGCTCTCGCTATCGTGCAATCCTGGCGGCAATGGCATCGCTGGAAGCCGCGAGATCTCGTTCGAGAACTTCTGGTCGAACAACAACAGCGAATATGCACGCCAGAACGGCGGCAGCGCCGTGGTACTGCCATGCATCACCATGAAAACTGCAACCGGCGAGATTCTGATGGGATGGTTGGCCCCACAGACCGACATGCTGGCCGAGGACTGGCAGATCGTATGAAACGACGAGAATCTTGACAACCCGAAAGAAAAGGAATAGATTCCGCACAACAATTTATCTCCGTCTATGACGCGTACGGGTTCCCAAAGGGAGCCCGCGGCGTCTCCGGACGGTTCCGAGGCCCCGCGAGCAGCAATGTTCCGGGGCTTTTTGCTTTGGGGAAGGAAAGATGGCGTATTCGCGTAAGGCTGCCGAAAAGCTTTGCGCCGCGTTGGCAGATGGCGCCGACCTGCGCACCGTCTGCGCAATGAAAGGCATGCCGAGCAAGGCGACCGTGTTCCGCTGGCTCAAGGACAACGCGGACTTCGCGAAGATGTACGCGGCAGCGCTGGATGATCGCACCGACGTGTACATGGACGAAATTGTCCAGATCGCCGACAGCTGCGGAGCATCGAAAGGCGCCGTGCAGCAGGCCAGGTTGAAGATCTATGCCCGCGAGCTGTACTGCGCCAAGCTGCGGCCGAAAAAATACGGCGTGAAAGTGGCCCAGGAGATCTCCGGCGCCGAAGGCGGTCCAGTCAAACATGAGCACACTTACGGACTATCAGACGCGACTGCGGCGCTTCTGGATGAACTGCGGGCCGGCCCAAGTGGTGGCGGCGAACCGCCAGCTGTGCCGGACTGACCTGTACTACCTGCTGCGCTATGCGCTGGGCAGGAAGGACGTGGAAAAGGAGTGGATTTTCCAGCGCTGCCGGGAGATTCAGGCGCAGCCGAACGGCCATCTCGATTTATGGAGCCGGGAGCATTACAAGTCGGCCATCATCACCTACGGGAAGAGCATCCAGGACATCCTGGCCAGTCACGGTGACGAGCCGCTGCCGGAATGGCAGGGCCGCGAAGCGACGATCGGCATCTTCAGCCACTCGCGCGGCATCGCAAAGCGCTTCCTGCGACAGATTAAGTTCGAGTTCGAGAGCAACAGGCTGCTGCGCGAATGGTTCCCGGACATCCTTTTCGCCAACCCGCACCGCGACGCGCCGAAATGGAGCGAGGACGACGGCATCATCGTCAAACGCCGCAGCAATCCCGCAGAGGCCACTGTTGAAGCCTGGGGCGTGGTGGACGGCCAGCCGATCGGTAAGCACTTTCTGCTGCTGGTGTATGACGACGTGGTGACGCCGGAATCGGTGACCACGCCAGACATGATGCTCAAGACGAGCGACATGCTTTCGCTGAGCTATGCGCTGGGCGCCGAAGGTGGGTACCGGCGCTTCATCGGCACCAGGTACCACGCGAACGATGCGTACCGCACGGTGATCGAACGCGGCACCGCGACGCCGCGCATTCACCTGCTGACGAAGGAAGGCACAGCCGAAGGCACTCCCGTTCTGCGCAGCGCCGAATGGGTGCAGCAGAAACGCCGCGACATGGGCCCATACATTTTTGCGTGCCAGATGCTACAGAACCCACTTGCCGACGAAACCCAGGGCTTCAAGGAGGATTGGCTCCGCTACCACGACGGCTTCCGCCGCGACGGCCTGAACGTCTACATCGTGGTGGACCCGGCCGGCAGCAAGGGCAAGAAGTCGGACTACACGGCTGCCTGGGTGCTGGGCTTGGGCGCCGACCGGAATATCTACGTGCTGGACATGGTACGCGATCGCCTGAACCTGGCGCAGCGCAGCGCGCTGGTGATGCGCTGGCACCGCAAGTATCGGCCGATCCGCAGCGCAGGCGTGCGGTACGAGAAATACGGCATGCAGGCCGACATCGAGCACCTCGAATCGCTGATGACGGAGCAGAACTATCGCTTCGACGTCACTGAAGTGTTCGGCATCATCCCGAAGAACGACCGCATCAAGCGCTTGGTGCCGTACTTCGAGCAGCGCCGCATCATTCTGCCGCGCACCCTGCACTACACGAATTACGAAGGCCGCACGGTCGACCTGGTGCAGGAATTCATCGAGCAGGAATACAAGGCGTTCCCGGTACCGGTGCACGACGACATGCTGGATGCGCTGGCGCGTATTGCGGAACCGGGTCCGGAATGTGAACTGATCTGGCCGGAAGTGGCGGACTACTCCGCCGAGGCCCTGGAACCACCGAATTTCGAGGATTCATGACATGGCAACGCAACCCACTGAGCAGCAGCTGGTGCACACCTCTACCCGCACCTGGAAGGAAATCGTGCAGCGCGCCGCCGGCAAAGACTCCAACAAACCCGACATCGCATACGAGTTCAGCAACGGCCGCAAATTCGAAGACAGCGGCGCCAACGGCGGCCCATATCAGCCAAGCGAGGACTGAGCGTGCTGAATCCCCATGAGCACATTGTTGGCATCGAGTGCGAACACGAAAGCGACATGCCGCTGGCGCGCGACGTGCTGGAAGTGCTGGTGCGCGCCTACCCGGGCTACCACTGGTTCGTGCTGATCACCGGCGCCGTGGTCCGCGTGTCGGTGTCGAACTGGGCGGCGAATTGGGGCATGGTGCTGCATTACAGCCAGGTCGTGGCGGACGCCGGTGCCAGGGCGGCGAACGTACGGCGCGCGGCCGGCGAGTTCCTGGAGCGTGCCAACCGCATCCGCGGCGCCAGCACTGGTGAGCGCGCCACCTGCATCGAAGGCGTTCCACAGAAAGCAATCCTGACGATATGAACGACGATACCAACACGGCGGAGCCGGCGCAGCGCGACTGGCTGAGCATCGCCCGCGACTCGTTCTCCGCGTCCACCAGCTACATGGACACGAACTGGCGCAAGACGTGGGAAGACAACTTGGCGCTGTTCCAGTCCCGGCATCCGGCCGGCAGCAAGTACAACTCGGACCTGTTCAAAGCACGCTCGCGCATCTTCCGTCCGAAGACACGCAGCGTGGTGCGCAAGAACGAAGCCGCGGCGGCCGAGGCGTTCTTCTCGAACGTGGACGTGGTATCCGTGGAGGCTGAGAACCAGTCGAACCCGATCCAGCAGGCGTCGGCAGAGGTCATGTTCCAGCTGCTGAACTATCGGCTGCAGAAGTCCATCCCCTGGTTCAAACTGCTAATCGGCGCATTCCAGGAATCGCAGATCTACGGCATTGTGGCGTCGTACCAGTACTGGGACTATCGTGAGAAGCCGCAGTACATCGCCGGTGTTGACCAGGCTGGCAACCAGGTCACCTACGAGGGTGACCCAAAGGTGGTGCGCGACAAGCCATGCGTCGAGTTGATCCCGCTGGAAAACCTGCGATTCGACCCCGGCGCCAACTGGTTGGACGTCGTTGGCTCCACGCCGTATCTGATCCGCCAGGTGCCTAAGTACGTTGGCGACGTGAAGCAGATGATGGCCACGCCAGACACGAAGACCGGCCAGCCCGTATGGCGCCCGCTGTCGGACGGCGAAATTCGCCAGGCCATGGCCGATTACGATTCGCTGCGCCAGCAGCGCGAAAACCGGCGCGAAGACCCCAAGGCGGAGAACAACGCGCCGCTGAGCGACATCGAAATCGTCTGGTGTCATGAAAACTTCGTGCGCCTGGATGGTGAGGAAATGGTGTACTGGACCATGGGCTGCATGCACATGCTGACCGACCCGGTACCGCTGGACCAGGTGTACTTCACCGGCGAGCGTCCTGTTGTGATCGGCAACGCCACCATCGAGGCGCACCGGCCTGTACCCGACGCGCTGGTGCAGCTGGGCGCGCAGCTGCAGCGCGAAGCAAACGACGTCGTGAACCAGCGCCTGGACAACGTCAAGCTGGTGCTGAACAAGCGCTGGATCGCGAAGCGCGGCAAGCAGGTCGATATCCCCAGCCTGCAGCGCAACGTGGCCGGCTCCGTGACGCTGGTCGACTCAATCGATGACGTGCAAGAGGTCAACTGGCCGGACGTGACGGCCAGCGCCTACGCCGAGCAGGATCGCATCAACGGCGACTTCGATGAGCTGGTTGGCAATTTCAGCGGATCGAGCATCGCATCGAACCGCAAGCTGGGTGAAACGGTCGGAGGTCTGAACCTGCTGAACGGCGGCGCCTCCCAGCTCACCGGCTACCTCCTGCGCACGTTCGTGGAAACCTGGGTGGAGCCGGTCCTGCGCCAATTGGTGAAGCTGGAGCAGCAGTACGAAACCGATATGACCGTGCTGGCCCTCGCCGGCCAGAAGGCGCAGCTGATGCAGAAATACGGCATCGACCAGGTCACCGACGAAATGCTGAATCAGGAACTGACCGTCATGGTCAATGTCGGCATGGGCGCCACCAACCCGGAAATGAAGCTGCAGAAGTTCGTCCTGGCGACCAAAACATATGCGGAGGCGCGCCAGGCGTTGCCAGACGCCGACCCGTTGGCGATCCGCAAGGAAATTTTCGGCCTGGCAGGCTACCGCGACGGTGCACGCTTCTTCCGCGAGGACGGCGACCCGATGCAGCAGCAAATGCAACAGATGCAGCAAATGCTGCAGCAGGCCCAGGCTGGCATGGAACAAATGCAGGCCGAAATCGCCACGCTGAAGCGCGACAACGCAGCCAAGGCTGTGCAGGCTCTGTCCGATGCGGACCTCAAGCAGGCCCAGACCGTCAAAACCCTGGCCGAGGCCGCAATCCTGCCATCCCAGCAGCTGATGCAGCAGGCTATCACCCCGGAGGGCGTCGGCAATGAGCAATGAACTGATCGCTGAGGCCATTCTGGGCCAGGATGCCGCCGAATTCGTGCGTTCGGACATCGGGCGCTACATTCTTGGGCGCGCGGAGCAGGAAGCGCAGGAGGCCGCCGACAAGCTCGCACGGGTCAGCCCATGGCGCCGTCGGCGTATCGCAGAGCTGCAAAACCAGATCTGGCGCGCCAACTCGGTGCGCGACTGGCTGCTGGAGATGATCCAGACCGGCGAATCAGCCGAGCGGGCGCTCGATCAACAGCGCCACGACGGCGAATAAGCTTTTTCAACGCCCAGCAGGGCAATCATCGAGGAAATCATGGCAGAAGCTACCAATGGCGTGGACGCCCAGCAGCAACCGCAGCAGAAAACGCAAATCACGATGGGCTACGCCGCGCGCAATGCGGCAATGCAGGAAATCGCACAGCGTGCGCATGCTGCTGTCGCGAGCGAAATGCAGGAATTTGACGAAAACACGGGCGAAATCGCGCCGCCGGCTGCTGCTACGCCAGCGTCGGCACCGGCACCGAAACCACAAGCGACCGCCACGAATGATGATGGCGATGACGACGATGATCCGTTGCCGGTTGCAACGGCCGCGCCAGCAGTAGCAGCCGAAGAAACCGAAACCATCATCGTCGATGGCCAGGAAGTCACCGTCCCGAAAAACAAGATCATCGAAGCCGGCCGGCGCACGCTGCAGAAAGAAGCAGCGGCCGATTCTCGGCTACAGCACGCAACCGAATTATTCCGGCAGGCGCAGCAGTATGCGGCGCAGGTCGGTTTGAATGCCGAGCCACCCGCCCAGGGCGCGCGGCAGCAATCTGCTCCATCTGGCGAAGACGAGCAGGGTCAGCAGCAACCGCGCCAGCAAGGCATCGATCCCGCCGCCATCGGCGCCGCGGTCGACGAACGCCTGAACGGCGCGCTGTATCGGCGTGATGCCGAAGCGGCAGCAAGGCGGTTCAAGGAAGAGTTTCCGGACATTGTAAGCAACCCGATGGCGGCCACCTGGGTGGCCCAGCAGGAAGACATGCGGATCCAGCAAGCGACGGCGAGCGGCAAGCCCCTGGGCGACCCGTACGAAGCCTATCGTGCGCACGGTGAAGCTGCGCGCTCCCAGCTGAAAGCGCTCGGTGTGCAAGCGCCGTCGAACGTGGCCGAAAACAAAGCCGACCGCAAACGCAGTACGGTAGCCGTATCCGGGGCAAGTGTCCGGACGCCGGCGCCGCAACCCGACAAGCCGAAATCCACGTCGCAAATCATCGCCGACATGCGCAAGGCGCGTCACCAACGCATTGATTAAGGAGTAGCAACAAAATGGCTGGACAACTCTGGGCAGTAAATACCCTGGGCGGCTATTTCTACTCGCTGAACCTGTCGAATGAGCTTCGCCAAGCGCTGCAACCGCGTGTGAAGTTCCGCCAGTTCTGCGATGTGAAAGACGCCTCCCAGCAAGGGAAAAGCAAGGGTGAAACCTTCACCTGGGACATCGTGTCAAATGTGGCCACGCAGGGCAACACCCTGACGGAAACGAATACGATGCCGGAAACGCAGTTCACCATCACGCAGGGCACGCTGACCATCACCGAATACGGCAATTCCGTGCCCTATTCCGGCAAGCTGGAAGCGCTGGGCCAGTTCCCGGTGCGCGAGCCTGTCATGAAGGCGCTGCGTAACGATGCCACCAAGGTGATGGACTGCGCTGCGCATCAGCAGTTCAACCGCACCCTGTTGCGCGTGGTGCCGACGGGCGGCACGTCGTCCACGGCGGTCACCCTGACCACCAACGGCACGGCCACCGCCACCAACAGCATTGCGTTCAACAAGAACCATGCCAAGGCTATCGTCGACACGATGAAGGAACGCAACATTCCCGCATACATCGCCGACGACTACTACGCGCTGGCGTGGCCCACCACCTACCGCACCTTCAAGAACGACCTGGAAAGCATCCACCAGTACACGTCCGAAGGCCTGGGCATGATCATGAACGGGGAAGTGGGCCGCTATGAAAACACCCGCTACGTCGAGCAGACCAACATCCCGAAAGGCGGCGCCGCCAACTCCACCACGTACAACACGTTCACCAACACTGCGGACGCGTGGGACAACGCGACGTCCGACTGGATCTTCTTCTTCGGCGAAGACACGGTGGCGGAAGGCATCGCGATCCCCGAGGAAATCCGGGCCAAGATCCCGACCGACTACGGCCGCTCCAAGGGCGTGGCCTGGTACTCGCTGAACGGCTTCGGCAAGGTGCATCAGTCGGCGTCCGAAGAACGCATCGTCAAGTGGGACTCGGCGGCGTAATCAATCCAGGGCGGACCGGGCCTTCTCCCGCTGCCCGACCATACCGGATGTGAGAGGCGCATTCGGCGGAGAATTGACATGGCAACCACCAAGAGCATGGCTTATGACCACGCGGCATACCTGACGCCGTATGTATTTTCGGGCCTTTCCGCCGCCGGCGCCAATGGCGTCACGACCAAGTTCGCTGCCTTCACCGCAATGAAAATCAAAGCGGTGATCTCCGGCCCGGTCGTCGCCGGCACGTCTGCCAGCCAGCCGCTGCTGTATTCGAAGAGCGGCACGGCCACGGCCACCACCACGCTGACGGCGCTGACGTCGGCGTCCACGGCAGCGATCTATGACGACCTGACCACGGAAGTGACGCTGGCCCAGGGAGACCAGTTCTGGTACACGCACGGCACCGACGCCACCGCATCTAACGCGGTGGCATTCGAATGCGTGGTGATTCCTGGCTCGAACTTCACGGCCTGATCTCGTCGACAGCAACCTGGGCGCCCTGCGGGGCGCCCTTTCTTTTTGGATCTACCGAAAGGCGATCAAGCATGATCTGGCGCGCAGAAGACCCGCAGGGCAATGAAGCAGGCAAAATCGTTTGGGAACTGGTCCCGTACACTCGCGGCCACGGCCTAGACCTGGGATGCGGCCCGAGCAAGGCGTTCCCGCACTTCATCGGCGTGGACAACCGCAAGGACACTGAGCTGTTCGGCGTACAGATGGCGCCCGACGTGACAGTGGACGATTGCACGCACTTGCAGCTGTTCGGCAGCGCATCGATGGACTTCGTTTTCAGCTCGCACCTGCTGGAGCACGTCGATGACTACAAGGCCGCCCTGAAGGAATGGTGGCGCGTGATCAAGCCGGGCGGCCACCTGGTGCTCTATCTGCCGCACCGCGATCTGTACCCCCGCATCGGCCAGCCGGGCTCCAACCCGGATCACAAGCACGACTTCGCGCCGGCCGATATCGTTGAGGCCATGAAGGCCATCGGCTGCTGGGACCTAGTGCGCAACGAAGACCGCGCCGCCAACACCGAATACAGCTTCTTCCAGGTGTACCGCAAGCGCGCCGAGAAGCATCTCTATAGCTGCCGGGAGCCGAAGCCTGCCAAGCGCGCAGCCGTGGTCCGATATGGCGCTTTCGGCGACCTGGTGCAGGCTTCGTCCATATTCCCCGGCCTGAAGGCCCAGGGCTATCACGTGACGCTGTACACCACGGCGCGCGGCTGGGATGTGGTCCGGCATGACCCGAATATCGACGAGGTCTACTTGCAGGACACCGACCAGGTGCCGAATCACCTGCTGCCGGACTTCTGGAAGTGGGAAGCGAAGAAGTACCAAAAATTCATCAACTTATCGGAAAGCGTGGAGGGCTCCTGGCTAGCCCTGCCAGGCCGCACGGCCCACGGCTGGCCGGTCAACCTGCGCCGCAAGTACCTGGACGTGAATTACGCCGAGTTCCTGCACGACCTGGCCGAAGTGCCGCTGCCGATCCGCCAGCGCTTCTACCCGTCGCAGGAAGAGCAGGCCTGGGCCCGCAAGGAGCGCGCGCGCATCGGCGGCGGCTTGGTGGTGATGTACTGCCTGTCCGGATCGAGCGTGCACAAGGTGTGGCCGCACATGGATGGCCTGCTGGCGCGCCTGCTGACGGCATACCCAGACGTGCGCATCATCCTGGTGGGCGACGCCACCTGCGAGCTGCTGGAGGCGGGCTGGGAAAACGAGCCGCGCGTGGTGCGCATGTCGGGCAAGTACAGCATTCGCCAGTCGCTGGCCATGTTGGACCAGGTCGACCTGGTGTTCGGTCCGGAAACCGGCGTGATGAGCGCCGCCGCCCTGATGCCGCTGCCGAAGATCACCCTGCTGTCGCACTCCAGCATCGAAAACCTGACCAAGCACTGGGTCAACAACGTGTCGCTGACGCCGCGGAACACCTCGTGCTACCCGTGCCACCAGATGCATTACGGCTTCGAGCACTGCCGGCGCGACGAAGCGACCGGAACGGCCGCCTGCCAGGCCGACATCAGCCTGGAGCAGGCCTGGGCGGCATTCAAATCATTCCTGACCAAGGCGGCATAAATGGCATCTTCCGGCGTGGTGACCTTCACGGTCAACGAAAGCGACATCATCACCGACGCGATGGAAGACATCGGCGCGCTCGGTGTGGGCGAATCGCTGGAGGCGGATCAAGTGGCCACCTGCCGACGCAAGCTGAACATGATCGCCAAGCAGTGGTCCGGCAATGCCGACTACGCGCCAGGCTTCCGCATGTGGACGCGCCGGCGCGCCACCGTGTTCCTCCAAAAGGACCAGGTGGCGTATGCCCTGGGCCCATCCGGTGACAACGCCAGCGAATCGTATGTGACGTCCACGCTGGCCACCGGTGCCGCGCTGGGCGCCGGTACCATCACCCTAGCCAGCGCGGCCGGAATCAGCGACACCATGTACATCGGCGTGCTGCTGAACACTGGCTTTTTCCAGTGGACCACCGTGAACGGCGCGCCGGCCGGCGCCGTGGTGACGCTGACGAACGTTTTGACCGCGGCTGCCGCCGCCGGAGCGCGCGTGTTCGCGTACACCACGAAGATGCGGCGCCCGCTGAAAATTCTCACCTCGATGCTGAAAGGCACCGACGACCAGGAACAATATGTTGATCCCACGATGCTGCTGGAGGAGTACCAGGCGCTGCCCGACAAAACGACCGAGGGAACGCCGGACCGCGCCTACTACGAAGCGCAGCTGACCAATGGCGTGCTGTACCTGAACCGGGTGCCGGATGACGTCACGAAGGTATTATCGGTGGTCTACTTGTCGCCGGTGGAGGATTTCACGGACCTGAACGACGACGCCGACTTCCCTGCCGAGTACTTCCGCGCGCTGTCGGCCCAGCTGGTTATCGACATCGCCATCCCGTTCGGTGTGCCGGTGACGCAGGAAATGAAGCTCAAGCGCGACGAAGCCATGATGATCGCCCGCGGGGCATATCCAGAGGTCTGTCGCAGCCAGTTTGAACCGAACGCGGATGGTGAGCCATGAATCTTGTCGGCTTTTCATTCAGCGGCAGTCTGCAGGTGCCGCGCCATACAGCGCGCGCTGCAGTCGAACGGTTGCAGGAGGAGTTGTTACAGCTAACCCAGTACGAACCGGTGACGAAGCACTACTTCCATGGCGGCATGTACTGCCGTGAAGTCTGGCGCGATGCGGACGTGGTCGTCGTGGGCAAGGTGCACAGAAAAGAGCATTTCTACGTGGTGGTGAGCGGCACGGTGGTGATCACGACCGATGACGGCGTGCAGCGCCTCACCGGCCCGGCGCTGCTGATGTGCATGCCAGGTACGAAACGCGCGGTGTACAGCGAAACGCCGGCGCTCTGCATGACACTCCATCGCACCGATGCAACTACCGTTGAGGCGGCGGAAGCAGAACTGGTCGAAGAAGATTCGGCATCGATGTATTTGGCCGGAAACCTGATCAAACAAGAGGTGTTGAAATGACTTTCTGGGTAGCCGGTGCGGCCATTGTAGGAACAGTGGGCGGCGCGCTGATCAACAAAAACGCCACAAAAAATGCCGTAAATTCTCAAGTTCAGTCTTCTGCCGACTCTACTGCCGAATCTGCGCGCCAGTATGACCAGACTCGTACCGATCAATTGCGGTTATATGACCAGACACGCGCCGATCAACTCGCACAGCTCGACCGTCAGCGCGCCGACTGGCTGGGCCTGCTGGATCAGCAGCGGACCGACGTGGCGCCGTACCGCGAGCAGGGTTACAACGCGCTGCGCCAGCTCGGCACCGGCCTGGCGCCGGGGGGCGAATTCACCAAGAATTTCACCTTGGCCGATTTCACCGTTGATCCTGGTTATCAGTACCGTCTGTCGGAAGGGACCAAGGGCATCAACAGCGCCCTGGCCGCGCGCGGCATGTTCAATTCCGGCGCTGCACTGAAGGAGCTGACGCGCTTCAACCAGGGACTGGCATCGCAGGGGTTCGGGGACGCCTACAATCGGTTCAAAAATGACCAGAGCACCCGTTTCAACTACTTGGCCAGCATGGCTGGCATCGGGCAGACCGCAAACGGCCAGACTCAGCAGGCAGGCACCAACGCATACGGCGCCATCGGCAACGCAGGAACGAATGCATACGGGGCAATCGGCAGCGCCGGCACCAACGCATACGGAAATATCGCAGGCGCAGGAGCCAATTACACAAATGCAGTCAGCAATAACCTGATCGGCGCCGGCAACGCTCGCGCCAGCGGCTATATCGGTGGCGCGAATGCGATTACCGGAGCTATCGGCCAGGGGCTGAACTTCTACCAGAACATGAATATGCTGAATTCGCTGCGCGGCGGCGGGTCGAGTCCGTCATTTTCCAGTGCCTACCCGAATTTCCTGAGCGCCAATGCTGGAATTTTGAACCAGGGCGTTTCGCCAGCTGAACTCTACGGAGCATTCTGATATGGCCACCATTGATCCATCCATTGCTCTGCAAGCACGCGGCGTAGAGCTGCCTAATCCTTTAGCTCAGTTCGCCCAGGTGCAGCAAATCCGCGCTGCCCAGAACCAAAATGCGCTGGCCCAGTTCGCCATGCAGGACCGGGAGCGCGCTTTCAACGATCAGACTGCGATGTCGCAGGCCATGCGTGACAATTTCGATCCATCCACCGGAAAGATTGACCCAAATGGCGTGGCGAACTCGCTTTTTAAAAGCGGTGCCGGTCACTTGGTGCAGCCCTACCAGGACAAACGCTTGGCCACGGAAAAATTGCAAGCTGATGTCAATAAAACATCTGCGGATACTGGAAAATTGAAGGCTGAGACTTCGGAAACGGAGTTCAAACTCTTCGACCAGAAGCGCCAAAAGGCTATTTCCGACATTGCGTCGCTCACTTCACCGGAACATGCACTGGCCAGCTTGCAGGCGCATGCAGCCGCCGGAGATATCCCCCCTGAACAAGCAGAATTGATCCGAAAAACCATTCCCACAGACCCGGCGCAGTTCCCAGCATGGCAAATCGGGATGCTGCAACGGATTATGAAGCCGGAGCAGGCCGCCGGCTATATCGCGCCGGATGCAAACACTGTGGCGACAAACGAAACGTCGCGCAACAACAATGCCGACACGAACGCCACCTCCCGCGCCAACAACAATGCCACAGTCGCCGCCACCGTTCGCGGCCAGAATATGACCGATGCGCGCCAGCGCGAAACGAATGCCTTGCCGCGCGGCCAGGTGGTACAGACGGAAGCCGGCCCGATGGTGGTGGATCAGCGCACTGGCGCTGCGGTGCCCGTCACCGCCGGCGGCAAGCCTGTCGGCGCGCCGGCCAAGCCTCTGACCGAGTTCCAGGGGAAATCCGCCGCCTTCGGTGACCGGGCCACAAAAGCGAACGCCATCTTGACGGAAATTGGCGATAAGTACGATCCGAAGCTGGTCAACTCGAAGATGGCCGTGCAGGATTTTCCGCTGATTGGTGGAATGGCTGGCGCCGCCGTCAACTCATCGATGAGCGACAACGACCAGCGCGCCGAGCAGGCCCAGCGCGATTTCATCAATGCCGTGCTGCGGCAAGAATCTGGCGCTGTCATTGGGCCAACCGAGTTTGAAAACGCCAAACGCCAATACTTCCCGCAACCTGGTGACGGCAAAAAGGTGATCAAGCAAAAGGCGGAAAACCGCAAAACCGCCATCGAAGGCCTGCTGCGCAGCGCCGGGCCGAATGCTGGCGTGGGCGCACCTGCGGCAACCACCGGCCTACCAGATGGCTGGACCGTGACGGAGCACTGATATGCCGACCTTCGAATTCACTTCACCCGAAGGCAAGAAATATTCGATCACCGGCCCAGCCGGTGCCACGCGCGAGCAAGCGTTCCAGATGCTGCAAACGCAGTTGGCCGCGCCGGCGGCGCCACGCTATGACCCGACCGAGGACATGTCGAACTTCGACAAGCTACGCGCCGGCATGGGCAAGGCGTTCGTGGATGTGGGGCGCGGCGTCGGCCAACTGGTGGGCATGGTGTCGCCCGAGGAAGTCGCGGAATCCCGCCAGCGCGACGCCGCGCTGATGTCGAGCGGTGCGGGCCGGGTGGGCAATGTACTGGGTAACGTTGCTGCGGCGCTGCCGGCCATGATGATCCCTGGCGCCGCGACGCTGCCTGGCGCGGCCGCCGTTGGTGCGGCCCAAGGTTTCATCCAGCCCACGGCGGCGGATGGCGAGCGACTGACGAATACAATGGTGGGCGCTGCGGCTGGCGGCGGTGGGGTGCTGGCGGGCCGCGCGCTGAAAGCCGGCTACCAGGCCAGTAAAGCCCTGGCCGCGCCATTCACCGAAGGCGGCCGCCAGATGATCGCGGGGCGCATGATCAACCGCTTCGCCGAAAACCCGAACGCTTTAGCACGCGCAAATGGCGGCCAGACCATAACCGGCGCCGTGCCGACCGTGGCGGAAGCGACCGGCGACGCCGGCATGGCCAGACTGCAGGATGCCCTGCGCGCGCTCGATCCACAGATTGAGAACCGCATCGGCCAGCGCCTGAGCGCGAACAACGCGGCGCGCGTGAACGCGCTTGAATCGCTGGCCGGCGATACCGCCAAGCGCACCGCAGCGGAACAGGCACGCGAGGCGGCCACCAAGCCCCTCTACCAAGCGGCCTTTGCGCAGGAAGTCCCGGTGACGGCGGAGCTGCAGGCGCTGCTGAACCGGCCATCGATGCAGAAAGCCCTGGCGCGCGCCGCCGGCATCGCCAAGGAAGAAGGCCGGGAATTCGGTCTGCAGCCTGGCGCCGCAGCGGTGCCGGCACGGCCTGGCAGCAGCCTGATGAACAACTCCACGCCGGCGGTACCGGCCACCCCGCCATCGATCACCGGCCAGACCCTGCAGGACATCAAAATGGGCATGGACGCGCTGCTTAAGGATCCCGCCAGCGGCATTGCCGGCAAGGAGATCGGCGCCGTGCGCGCGACCCGCAACGCCTGGGTCAGGATGATGGAAGACGCGATCCCGGAATTCGGCACGGCCCGCACCACGTACGCCGCCATGTCGAAACCGCTGAATGGCATGGAAGTGGGCGAGGAAATCGCACGGCGCGGCACGTCGAACACCAGCAACCTGGCTGGCGACCCGCGCATGCAGGCCAACGCGTTGCTGGGCCTGCTGCGTGACGAACCGGCGCTGCTTCGGCGCGCCACCGGGCGCAACGAGCTGCAGTCGCTGTCCCAGGTATTCGAACCCGGTGAACTGAACCTGCTGCGCGCGATCGCAGGGGAAACCGATCGCGCCGCAGCTGTGGCGGCGGCCGGCGCCGGGCCAGGAT